TTGTCGAACGGTGAATACTTACCCATCAGAAAGCAAAGCCGGTCACATCGACCAGCCCCTCCCTCAGGAATAGATATGTTGCCCCGTACTGGGAGTCAGCGAAGGTATACCCCGCTGCCCCGATGTACTTGGTTGTACGGGGAGATGCAGCAATACCAATCTGCTGACCGATCGATTGGGTACGACCAGCCAGCAGGTGAGCGGTCATGTAGTTGACCGCATCGTCGTATTGGTCACCCCACAGGTCTTCATCGTTAAGGCGCTGGGCCTCGGCGATGGTGGCAGTCACCACAGCACTCTCCTGGTTCGAGAACTCAGGAAACCTTGCAATAAAGGAAGTGCTGGTGACCGCCATTAACCTTCTCCTTCAGTGATTGCTCGAATGCGCTTTTGAATTGCGTTCTTGATGCGGACCCGGTTCTCGGCGTAATCAAACTCCTTGAGCAGGTCGATATCAAAGGTTGAGTTGATCGCAGCAAGCGCTTCCTTGACCGGCATGGTTCCCAAGCCGCTCTTGGGTGCAGGAGCTGCAGTCACAACCTCAACGTCCTCGGTGACCGTGAGAGCACCTAGCTGCATAAGTTCTGCGACCAGGGGCATCTCCTTCACCTTTGTCCAGGTCGCGGCATCAACATCGCGGTTGACGCCGGACTTGAACTGCACATACTCGGATGAACCTGACCGTTCCCCGATAAAACTGAAGCCAAGAATGACCTCCTTATCGCGGGGCGGGTTTTCCAGTTGTGGTGAGTAAGTAACAATCATTTTCTGAAGAATGGGTTTTCTTTATCAGGCCTTCTCGACGTAGAGAACGCTCTTGGGGTAGTAGATGGCGGTGCCGCCAATACGCATATGCCCAGCGACTGAGTACTCCAACCCTTTGCGTTCGGGGGGAAGCAGCTCCAGAGTGCGGGGGATGTGCAGTTGCAGCTTCTCAGGGCTGCGGTCGTAGCAGATCAGCCGATCTTTGCTCAGTACAGAGTTAGCCGCAGACAATTCGTTGATCGGTTCGATCGAACGAATGAAGGGGTTAGTCTTCAAAAAGAAGCTAAGGACGGTTTCATCGGAGCTAGCCGAACGAGCCGTCGTTGAGATGATGCGATAGCTATTGTAATCCAGAAGAATCGTGTTGGGAGTCTCCTTCATATTGGAGCCCTGAACGATACGAGTAGGAGCCTCATTGAGGATCTCCAGCATCTCATCGGTGGTGGTAGATGCGCCGTCAAACCACTTATTAGGGACGGTCTTGTCCACCTGATCGCTGTTCAGGAAGCCTTTCATTCCAGAAGGGCCATCGCCAAACAAAGCGATGTCATTAACTGCTTCTTCAGCAGCACGACGCAGAGCAGCAGCGCGACGAGTCTCCAGGTTCATTCCGGGGACAGAAGCAGCCTGCCGGACCTCTTGCACGGTATATCCGAAGGAACCGCCAAGTGAACGCACAGGCAGGGTGATTTCCTTCCGCAGGATGTCAGCGCGGGGCAGGTCAGATGCTTTGTCTTGGATGACATTCATCTTGCCCTGAGCATCAAACACCCGATAGGTGTAAGCCTCGGAGGTCTCAGCTACTTCAGTAGAAACAGGCAGGATCTGAGCATATTTCAGATCGGCGTACTCAGTTTCAAGAACGCGGCTGAGGACAGTCTCCAGCTCTCTTGCGAGGAAGAGACCGACATCATCGGTCCTTACTTGGTTATTAGTCATTAGTAATAGCTCCTATCAAGTATCAGCGGAAACGGCGAGGGCGTTGACATCAATCTCCAGCTGAGCGATGCCACCAGCCGCGCAGGAACTCAGCCAACGAGCACCAGAGGTGATCTCGAAGGTTTTGCCAGCTTCAGCGGTCTTGCCATAGCGCCCGATGTATCCCTTGTTAGAGGAAACAGAGGCGGAGTTGGTGTGGAACACACGGACGGCATCACCCATGGCAATAGCGTGAGCGCTAAAGACATAGATCACACCAGAGGTCAACACGTTCATCGTGGCCTTGGCTTTGTAGCCAACCCGGCCATCAGCAGTCTTGGCGTCTGCGTCGATGGTGAAGGTGTTGGAGTCAATCGCAACACCGATAATGTCGGTGGCGGATGCACCAGCAAGCAGTTTGCCGGATGCGTCGACGGTGCCAGAACCGTTCTGGATCAGCAGGTGACCGAAGGGAATGACAGCGCCGGTTTCGTTCCGGTAGGAACGGGACACATAGGCCTGCAGATCGGCAAGCATGCCTTCGTGGCCTTTGGTCTGGGCTAGGGGGTAGGAACCCTGAGCACCCTCAGGATTCGCGACAGTCGTGTCGGTATAAGAAACAGTCATTTAAGTGTTCTCCTTTCAAGCGTTGGCAGAGAGATCTTGCTTCCAACCATTCAGCAGACGCTGGCGGTAGGAATCTTGGGCATCGAACTTCTCAGAGGCTTGCACTTGTGCCAGAGCGGCACGCACTTCAGCGACGTTGGAGCCGTCCTCTTCGGGGGCAAACTCGGCGTCGGATTTAACTTCCTCAACCTCGTCAGATTCGATGTCCTCCATAGCGGCGAGCACACCGTCGAGAACACCCAGCAGATAATCTGCGGAGGCATCTTCGCGTGCTTCCTTCTCGAAGACATTCTGATAAGCAAGCGCCATAATCTGCGCTTCATCCTCTCCATCAAATTTGTAATCTTCAGGGAGGATTGCGGCGAACTTGTTCAGAGCCTCGATACGCTTGTTGACGGCTGCGTTGATTTCCTCAGCGTCAGAGCGTTGTTCGGAAGCAGCAACAGCCTCAGCCAGTTGCTTCTCAAGCTCTTCAATACGTCCAGTAGCGTTGTCAACACGCTCTTGGAGTTCGGTTTTTTCGTTTGATGCGGCCTGGAATTCTTCTACCTGCGCATCCAGCTTTTGCTGGAGTTCCGCCATACCCCGTTCAGTATCCTTCACGAAGGACTTCACGGCTGTTGCAGAATCTGCAGGAATTTCAACTTCCAGCCCGTCCAGAGTGATTCGTGCCATGGATAAAGCGGGCGAATTCGACGGGGGTTCGATCTCTGCCACCGCATCATTGCGATCACAGGAATCGAGAAGTAGGCGCGCCTGCCTTCCGGCTCTTCCACGACTTACCAAAGCAATGTGATTGACTTTGATGTTGCGCTGAATGCCGTCGTAAGACTCACCTTCGGGAGTAACACCAGGGGTGGGGTCGTAGTCAACGCGGTAGCCCGCACTGACTTCTTGGGTATCTCCACGCTCAATTGAATTGATTGCTTCTTCGTCAGTAATGACAAGAGCAACTTCAACAAAGCCATCGGAGAAACGAACATGCGAACCCGCATGCCCAACCTGATGGAGTTTCGTAGTCTTAGAATCCAGCAGCACCTTTGGATGATTAAGGGTGACTGCTTTCATCCCGAACGAAGAAAGAGAATCTGGATTAGATACCTCATCTTCTGGACGATATTCACGAACTTGCGTGCCATCGCCTCGGGTATAAAGCTGTGTGCCCACACGGGCAGCTTTACACCAGACTTTCAAATAACCTTCGTCTGTTTTTTCAGACTTAGTTACTTGTCCGTAATCGTACCGAGAAACTTGTCCCATACTTTGATACTAACGAAATTTAAGTATTCAGTAGTTACTTCTACGCCTGCACTCATTTTATGCGGTACTGATCCCACTTAAAAGCTCGTTTTGCAATCTTGTTCTTTCTTCTTTCCGGAGGAATCCAAGAAATTAAGGTGCGGTCTTTTACATCGGCCCACGGCACCATCCAAATCTTTTGATGCTCCAGATTTACAATTCCGAAATAATCGATCTCGCCTTCTCTGTATAAACGCCTTCTGGCTGCACCGCCCGTTTGCAATTGGACGTGATAAGCATTGGGCGCCTTCGACATGGTCTTCACATTGACCTTCAGAAGACGACCTTCCCACTCGATTACAAAGTCTGTCTTCCAAAGGTCATATACCGGTGCTGCAACAAAACAACCCTGCGCTAGGAAATGCTGCTGAAAAGCAGTCTCCCCTAATGCACCTGTAAGGGCTGCGGTTGCCGCTGGCAAAACCTAAGTCCAGTTATTCCTGTCTATCGCAAAAAATCAGCAGCTGTTTCGCTTGTTGTAGGCGTCCATTAGTTTCGCCAGACGGTCGCGAACTTTGGAATTTTTCTTCCCACCATCTTTCAACATCTTGGCCAGCTTTGTGGCATCATTCTTCGTTTTGCTGCTTGTCATAATTGCTTTTCCTCGTCTGTTTGGATTCGGATCTGCTGCACGCTTACGAGCAACCAAGCGTTTCCGTTGTGCAGTAGTCAGCGATTGAGCCTTTGCTTTTGGCAGGCACTTGGGTTTGCCTTCCTTGTTGGAGCGACCACCACAAGGTCCAGCGATCTTGCCCGAAGACGTGATCCTGACCCAGCTCTCGTTAAACCACTTGCCCAGGTCGTCGCCACGAAAGGCGCCGCTCATTGAGCCGTGCTTCTTCTTGTACAAGCGCTTGTATTCCTGAACCACATACCCGCTGGCATAAGCCGAGGGCCATACCTTGAACTTCCGCTTGGCTGATGCCACAGCGCGAGAGTGGAGCGCCTTGTCGCGGAACTTGCTCACAGCACTTCGTCGAAAGCCCGACCGATGGTGCCGTTATCAGACTTCATCCCATCCATGTAGGGGGACTTCTTCTTCTTCTTCTTGGCGCCGTGCATGTCGGCTTGCTTCTTCTCGCTGTACTTCCTGTAGGAGCCCATATCCTTCAGGCGCTTCTGGTACATCTCATCACGGGCTTTCTGGTACTTGGTCTTCACCTTGTGACCGTCAGCTTTCTTGTCTTGCGATTCCATGAATTCCTTGTGGTTACGACCAGGCATGAAGACGGTCTCGCCCGCCTGGTTGGTATGTGTGTGCGACCCTTCGAGCCCTAAAGCTTTTCCCGCCTTCTCAGCTTCTGCCTTGCTCTTAAACGTGTACTTACTACCGTCGTATCTAGGGTTATGCATCTTTGCCATAGGGAACTGGCCTTAAGTGCTCGAAAGCCGCCGGGCCTTCATTAAGTTGAATGCCCTTGTCTTTAGCGTAACGAAGAACTGTTGATCTATGAATCTTTCGCGCTCCTTCGTAAACAGACTTCTTGTCTGATGCATTCCTCTTGTATGGGATTAAATCGCAGTGACAGCGATAATGTCGAGGCAGCTTCATAGCCCCTGCTCTGAATATTTTTCCAGCCATCGCAGCGCAGTGTGGGCAGGTCCATTCAGACCAACGAACGTAATACCAGAACAACTCGATACCTTGCTGCGAAAAGAATGTCATCGCTGACTCAAACCTGGACTTGGCGGCTTCTGTCTTGATGACTGTTTCTATTCGAGCCTTTGTTACTTTTAGGCTACGTTGCAATGAAGCCTTCAGTTCTGGAAGAGATTGATTATTCAAAAGCCCAGACCTGATTGACTCTGATACTGACTCTGAAAATGACCGAGCTTGTACTCCTATGTAGCCTCGGGCTCTTGTTGCTGCTGCTGCAATTAGGGCTGTTGATACGCCTGCAGCAACTGGAGCAGGGACTAGCGAGCCTGATAGCGCTGCAGCTTGATCCAGGCCTAGCGTCGATGATCTCTGCAAAAGTTTCTCAACAGATTGCTGGATCGGATCCTTTGCTGGGTCGACAGGCAACTCAGGAATCAATTCAAGAAGCAACTCTTCTCTCGATGCAAGCGGAGATAGACCGCTTTGTAACTGAGCAAACACTTGAGGAACTAGACGATTGAACTCGTCGTCCAGCAGCTCCAGGATGGCCAGCAAAGCGATGGCCTCCTCTTCCTCAAGCATCAATATATTGTCTTCAATTAAATCTTCCACACCTAGACCAGATCATTTTCAAATAGAGAATCCAACAAGATCACATACAAACTTGATCGCATCTGATCTAGTTTTACTTGCTCCTGAGGGTGCCCACCTGGCCAATTCTGGTAGCACTTGGTGACGCACTTATGTAGCTCTCTCAGAGTTGGTAGGTTGCAGGTGATTGATACTTCAATCTCATGTTCGCTTGCACGGTCCTCGGACATGGCCCCTCCACTTTGGTGCGTAAATACAGGATCAGATGTTGTTTGGCTCTCAGCGATAAGTTCTGGTCGAGCATGATCTCCTGCGCCCTTTCACGCCAACGCTCACAACTCATCGTCCAGTGATAAGGATTGTGAGATGCCATCACAAAACTGAGTAAGAAGGGAATCATCAGCGTTGTCCCCCTTCCTGCGCTTTCTTATGGGCCTTGGCGGCCTTCTTGATGAGCTTTTGCGCTTTCTTGCGTGTACTGCACTGGCCTGCTTCTTGGTAATAATTCAGAAGCTTTTGCATGTGTTTGTCCATAAGTCACCATTTCGTTTTTGCTGCCCAGTACGCCGCCGACATCTTTCCTTTTTTGATGTTCTTGGCATGACGAGCCATAAAGGACTTACGTCGCTTGCGCGCTGCCTCTGACTCGCCCTTAGTCTTTGGGGAGCCCTTGACCCCCTGCTGACCGAAGCGGATCAGTTTCACTTGGTCCCCCTCCTTGGCCAGCACCGCATGGCTCTTGGTCGGGTGATCTTTGGTTCTCACGGGCGAGTTGTACCCGCCGGGGAATCTCATCCCCGCGTACTCAATCGCCTTGTCGTACCGGTCGAAGGTGACCTTCAGGTGGGCGATGTCGGCATCTTGTAGCTGTTCGATGCCGCATACCTCTTCTCCGTCGCAGTAGTGCTTCAGAGCACGGCTGGCGGACCTAGACGAGTAGAAGCCCATCAACAGCGGGCCGGGCACCATCACCTCGTCTTCCCGCTTCAGATAGCCCCTGTAGAGCTTGCGGTCGTGAGTCCTACCTCCGATCAGGACAACAGGCTCAGAGTCATTTCTCTGGCCGTCTGGGTGGACTACAGCAGCTGGGCGGTAGATCCCATTGCTGGGGCCGACGTGCATGGTCAGGCCATTCATCGAAATGATGTCCTCCATGTCCTCGACGACCTCTTCTTCTTCCTCGACCTGGGCCGCTTCGGCGTTGTTCTCAAGTGCTTGGCGCTGACCCTCGAATCCTTGAAGAGCTGCCTCATGCTCCAGCTCGCGCTTGGCGATCAGGCGGTCTTCCTCCTCTTGGTGGAGCACTGTGTCGATCTCGTAGACCGTGCCCCCAAAGCGGCTGGCCCGAACCTCCATCGGCGTGACGACGCCCGCATCCATATAGATCTGATCACTCAGAGCCACCTGCTGCCTGAGGTTGGCCTTGTCCGCATCGGACATTGAGTAGTACGGCGGGAAGTGGACCTCCCACTCAGCTGGGACGTTGCCCCCGGTGGGGCCGCCCGGCATCTGCATCAGCAGAGTGAAGTACTGCGTCAGGGCTCTCTTCAGACTTTGGGTCTGATAACGCTCGACGGAGCTGGCCCACAGCCTCTGCTCAAACTTGCCTGCTTCGCTCAACCCGCCTGCTGGGCTCATGCCAAACAGGACCGGCTTGGGGCAATCACTGGCCGCGACCATGTCGTCAGTCAGACGATCAAACAGGTCTTGAGCACCACCAAGACTTCTGGAGGCGAAAGACACTTGCTCCTCAGAGTCCAAGGCAAAGCCGCCATAGACAGAGCGGGCTAGTGCGTTGGCCTCCAAGCGCGCTTTCAATGCGCTCTCCTTGCCCGCAGTGATCTTGTTTGCGAGCCCAGGAATCTGGTGGACGAACAAATCAAGCTCGTTGAGCATTGTCGAGAGGCCGTCAGTCGCTCCCCGATATCGCTTCCATGGCTCGTAGAACGACTGCAAGCAACTCAGACCCCAGCCGTCGTTATTGATCCGCTGCTTCCAAGGCATATACAAGCCGTCGAAGCGCAGCACACGGCTGGAATGAACCAGCAGATATTGCAGATCGTTGTTGTCTAAGACTGACTTCGACGTGGAGATCCGGTACTTCTCAGGGGCGCGGTAATCCAGATAAGAGAAGTTATCTGGCTTGATTTCACGTTTCGACAGCGGGACCAAGTCGGTGATCTGGCGGACGCGGCTTGGATCCAGCGGTTGGTCGGGGCTAAGGCCGTCGTCACACACCATGAACAGCACAGAGCCGCCATAGATCCGTTGAAGCTTGAGTGCCTCCTCGATAAAGAAGAACGACTCGGTATCCGCCAAGTACTTCTCAAAACTGCGGATAATTTGGTCGTGTCCCTCTAGTTCCTCGCCAAATTTCAGCGTCGGACGCTTGGCAAGGGCTGCTTCAGCAAAAACATCGACCACACGACGGCACAGTGGGTCGAAATAAAGCGCCTCAAGCTCCGAATCGGACATGATGCCCTGATTTCGCAGCGAGTAATAAGAACTTTTGTCTCTGCTGGTGCCTAGACCAGT